CACCAGATCCAGAGCTTAGGGTAACATCTGGATTTGAAATATATGATGATCCACCATTATTGAGATTGACTTCCTTAATTGGACCTCTAACAGAAGCGGTAGCAGTTGCACCACTTCCACCACCACCAACGATTGTAATAGAAGGCTGTGAGGTGTAACCAGATCCACCATCATTAATAAGAATTCTAGAAACTACACCTTTAGTGACAATTGCTGTTGCTGCAGCTCCAGATCCACCTCCACCAACAATAGAAACTAGAGGGGAGGATTCATATGCACTGCCACCATCAGTTACTTCAATAAAAGAAATAGATCCATCAACAACTACACTTGCAGTAGCACCTGTGCCACCACCATTAGAAATAGTAATAGCAGGAGGACTAGCAGCATCATAATTTTCACCAGCATCATTAATAGAAATTGAAGTTACTGGACCAAAAGTTTTTGTAAATCTAGACTTATATGACCATGCAGAAACACCATTAACCCAAGTGCCGATAGGACCAGACTTAACAGTGGTTTTTGTTGAGATTGTCTGTGGATTTAATAAGAAACGATTTAATTTTCTCTGGTTGCCAGGAAGTAATGCTGATCCAGGGAAAGGTCCAATCTCATAGTTAGGAATACCCGTAGCAGCAACATAAACATAATTTGTATTGAAGAAGGTATTTTGAATATTTGTAGTATATGAAGAAATGGCATTAGATACTGCCTGATTTTGAGATTTGCCTTTATTGAGGTCAACTGAGATCAGAATATTACCTTGTGGCAATACAACAGCAGGTTGAGGCAATTGATATTGAAATACTGTCTGAGAGTCTCTAGAGGTAACTAAGAAAGATCCATTGAAAAGAATTGGATTAGCACCATAAACCGTTACTTGATCTCCAACAAGAAGACCGTGTGGAGCAGAGCAAGTAACTGTTGCAGATTGATTGTTAACTCCACCAAAGGTAATACTTTCAACTTCGATGAGTTTTTTGACATTGTATAACCAAGTTGTCAATTGTGGACTTTCTGAAGTGCCACCAAGTTTAGAGACAGTGAGTTTATCCCCAGGAAGATAATAAGATCCAGTATCGGTAAGATTGGTTTGTTGAGCATCAACAATACCAACAATATTCATAACAACTTCTTGAGCAGTGCCTTTATTCAAGGTAACTCTAAAGTTAGATGCAATTTCTGTGGCAGAATCCCATACTTGAGCTTGTCCAACTACGCCTCTGGTGCATTCAATAAACTGGTTGAGAGACTTTTCCTTATATCTTACAGTTTCACTAGCACCTAGGACAATCTCACCATTTCTCTCGGGCCATCCAATGGTAGAGTCAACTGTAATAATATTATCAGTTTCGGAGAGAGGTTCTGCAAGTTTAGTCTTATAAGGAACTGTAAACGTGCCAGTAATAGTCTCTTCAGAAAGAGTCAATTCGTAAATATCTTGCTCTTCTGTTTTAATAGTAATAAAGTTTTCGACCAATGCAGATGCTGCTTGGACATTTGGATCTGCAATGTCTTGATCCTGCTGAATTAAAGCATCTTGAATATTTGCAGGATTGCCAGAAACTAAAGTTGCTCTTAAGATCGTATTAATCGACCAAGTTGCATCGGAAGGTTTGATGATCTGATCTTTTGGATATGAGATAGATACATCTTCCCCATAAAGGAGTTTGAATAGATATGCAATACTAAATGCTGTGCCTTTAGTAGAATAAAAGGTCTTAATATTTTTGATTGCAGATCTAACATCAATACTATTGTAATCCAGTTGAGGAACATCTGGTAGATATTGCTCAATGTATTTGTCTAACAATCTCTTAACAAATACACTATCCAGACACTTAATACTGGTGTTTTCAGTATGTGTAGATGCAGTAGATTGTTGAGTGAATACTACATTACCCTCTTCAGTGTATCCTGTAATGCCACTAACACCTCTAGCACAACCATCAAAACGACACTTTTCATATCCAGATCCAGCGGAAATCACTTGGAATCCAGTAACTTCTCCCAATCCAATCTCAGCAGATGCTTCTGCTGAAGGGGGATCTTGGATTACAACTTTAGGAGGATTATCTGCACTATATCCACTACCAAAATTACCAACATTAATATCAGTAATTTGCCCATTAAAAATTGATGCTGTTGCTGTAGCACCAGTTCCACCGTTAGTTCTATTATCTACAATATAGACAGAAGGAATATCTTCATATCCACTACCACCACTTAAAAGATCAATAGAGATAACACGACCATCACCATCAACTTTAGTTTCTAAAACTTGTGCTCCAGTTGGTTCAACTACAGCAATTCTAGGTATGGTTGTATAACCCTGACCAGCATTCAGAACATTGATACTAGTAACTACACCATCCGTAAGAACTGCTTGAAGAGACGCTTTGATTGGATTAGTGCCAGTAGGTTCATCGATGTAAATCTCTGGTGCTGTAGTATATCCACTACCACCTGCAGTAATTGTAATAGAACCACTAATACTACCACTTGTAATAGTGGGAGACGCTAATTTTGCCCCTCCAGGTTGTTGAAATGTAACTCTAGGAGTAAAGGTATATCCACTACCAGAACTAACAATTTCCAAATTGGAAATAGAACCATTAGTAACAGTTGCTTTCAGTTCAGCAATAGCAGAACCAGCAACAGTAGGTTGTTCAATTACTACTCTAGGAGGATTTGTATCGCTATATCCTTGACCACCACCAAGTAAAGTAAAAGATTTAACGCCATTAACAAGAGCAGTTGCTGCGGCACCAGATCCTGTAGTGGTAGAATTGATAGAAACTTTTGGTGGGTATTGAAATCTATATCCAGATCCAGTCTGGTTAACATTAATCGCAGTCAGTTCTCCTGCATCGTTTACTCTAGCATATCCAAGAGCATCAGATCCAAATGAAGGAATGGGTGCCTCAATAGAATATACGGATAAGAACCTACCATTAAGAGGTGCTTCATTAAAAATAAAAGTATCCTTATCAAGGAAGAAGTCTACCTTCGGAATGAGTAATTTATTATCATAAACAGCAATAACATACTCAGTTACGATAGGTTCGTATTTTTCTCCGTTTCTAGTGAGTTTAAACTCAGTCTTGTCTTCACCAAAAGCATTGGAGATATTATCAAGACCTATAATGGTATTTTCAACAAAACCACTTTGATATGTGATGTACGTTCCTGCATTATCATCAGATGCGATCCTAGTTCTGGGTGCAGTCGTGAATACAATATTTGACCCATCGATAGTGTAATCAATTCCAGGAACTAAAACCTCATCATAAACACTAACAATCAAATGTTGTGCAGAAGGTGGAGCAATAGGACTTGACTGAGATGTCAGAGGAAAACTACGAGTTGTGCCATCAAAAGAATTGATGATAGTTGCAAGACTAGTCCACTTTAACTTTACCTGCTCATATGAAATGCCAGGACTTAACGCAATATTGGGAGAATCTGTAGTACCTTCATAATAAATTACTTCATCACCAATCAAGATAGAACCATTCTTATCTAAGAATTGGTCTACAGTCTCAACAACAATCGTTTCACTCTTATCGGTGATAGGTTCTACAATCTTAGTAGCACCATCTAAAATACCAATATCCAGTTTATCAATATCAAGATATTGTAGGAAATTATTTACAATATTTTGACCAAGACCAGTCTTTTCTTGAGACTTGTAGTAGTACTCAATAAATTTATTGAATAAAGGATAATCAGACCCAATAAAATCTGGAGTCTGATTAAGAATAGACTGAGAGACCTTGTTAATATTGTTATCCATCTAAGTTTAGAAACAACTTGTGTTACTGAGCGTGCCTGCGTTAGAAATCGCTGGAATATCAATCGTAGTGGGCGTTTGATTGAATACCGTTGGCGTCAAACTATTTAGTGGGATTGTGGGAGGGACTGCTGTTCCAATTGGAACGACTGTAATGGTAGGAGTAACAATATTGATAATTGTACCAGGTGTCGTTGCAGGAATTGTAGAGTTATTCGCAGGAATAAAGACAACAGGAATTTGAAGATCTGTAGGAAGTTGAGTTGTATCAATTACAGATCCTGCTCCAGTAGCAGCATCAGTGATACTTACTGCAGCATCAGGTGCCAAATTACTACCAGCACCAATAACGTTAGCAGGACCAAAGCAAATCTCACCAGTTTCGTAATTTACAGTTCCTGCAGTATCATTGGTGTAAATTTTTCTTGTTCCTGTATTATAGAACGTTCTGAGGTTACCATAACCATCATCTTCAAACTGTTGATCAACTCCAGGACGATCTGCTGTTCTAAATGTTCCAGAAAGCAAAACAGGTTCTTTCTTACACTTATTACCGTCTGCATCAGTTCCATCTTGACTTGGAGCACTATTATAAAGAGGAGAACCAGTTCCAATACAATAAGTATTAGTTTGATTAGTGGTTGGTTTCATATACTTCAAAATAGAAGTTTGAAGTGAAACATCGGAAATACACTTATTCGCTAAAGTGATTGCCTTTTCAAATTGAGGTGCTCTGAAGGTAGAGTTAAAATTATTGATCTGAGTTTGTTTTGCCCAATCAAGAACTGCAGAGTTGATATCTGTTTCAATAGCAGATGCATTAGATCCGCAACCAGTATCATAGGTAACAAAGACTTTGATATTGATGTAGATATCATCGGGGTCTACAACAACAGCATCAATAGATGCCATGGCATATTTTCTCAAATCCGCAGCAATTTCCTTTTTTGTTGCGTCATTAAGTGCAGATCCAGTTTTAGTTTTAATGACAACGTAGACCTTTCCATATACAGGAGGATTTAATGCGTCACCACCATAAGCAACAACAGATTCTGCATTAGAATAGATGTTTTTTGTAATTACGGCGTAATCTTGTGCAGTAACCGCTCTATACTGTGCAGAATAGTATCTTGGAGCATTATACTTAATCGATTCTACACTTTCTGCAGCATCACCAGTTTGAGAAGCGTCTTTTACAGTTACGTCAACTACAGCAGCACCATATGAAACATCATTGTTGTCAACTACTCTTCCAATAAATCCAAAGTCCTTAACTTCATTTGCAGCAGCACCAGAACTGACAACATATTCTAATTCAACAACCTCACCATCAGTTAGTGCTCTACCAACGCTATTATCACCAAATCTAATCTCATATCGCATATCCTCACTTTCAGAGATAAAATATGCTCTAGTTGTAGGAGTTAAATTAGTGACCGTTTCAACTCTATTGTAAACATCGGACTCTGTAGACGATTCATTAGGTCTAACTTTTACTTTTAAAGTCGCGATGTCTGCATCTTCACTGGGAATAATGTATTTCTGAGAAGCAAACGTATTTACAACATATGAAAATGTAATAATAGAACCTTCATAGATGAGAAAGTTATCAAATTTTGCAATGCCCGTCGTAGCATTTACAGATGCCGTCACATCTTCTAAAATATTCCAAATATATGCACCACCAGTAGAAACAGGACCTTTTTTGATAGTTACACTACTAGGATAAGCACCTGCGGTTGGTGCAGTCTGTACTTCTAGATATAAACACGCTTTAGAGGTGACAATAGATCTAGGAACATAATTTAAGAGTTTTGCAATATTTACAACATTGTCTCTAACAGTTGCAGAAGGCAAAAATGCCTCGTTCATCGACATGTTAGCATTAAAAGCACTATAGTAAGTGTTATACGCTAAAATATCGATTAGATACGATAAAGAAGATCCGTCAAAGTCATAATCACTAAACTCTGTTCGAGTTCTTAGATAAGACTTAATTGACGATTTGATATCTTCAAAATCTAATGCTGTTAGGTTGTTTGGTTGCATTACTCAGGTCTCTGTAAAACAAATTCGATTGTTTCGACAATTGGTAACCCGACAACTTTATACTCAATGGTAATGTTTAACTTATTACCTTCATAAATTGGTGTCACAAAAACATTTTCAAGTTGTACTCTAGGTTCATAGCTATTAATGGTATTTATGATCTCTTGCTGAAGAGAATCTGCGGTAAAAGGATCTAGAGGTTCAAATAAAAGGTCATTTACTCTAGATCCCACTAAAGGTTGGAAAGGTTTTTCCCCAGGCGTCGTCAAAATAAGATTTTTGATCGACTGTTTTATTGAATTGTCGTTTTTCACAACGGAAACGTCTTTCGTGAAAGGATTTTTGGCAAATCCGATCCCCAAATCCGTAAAACTACGAGATCTGGTAAAGTTTTTACCACCAATCTGTTTCAGCGTCATTTTTTATCTTTATTTTCCGATTTTTTCTTATGCAAGTTCATATAATAATCAGATTTTGGGTCTGTAATTAGTACAACAGTACCAAAATCTCTCTTCATCAGATCAGAACTGTGATCTGGGACGTGATTTCTCCCCATGTTGCCTCCGTTTAAGAAAAAACGGAACTTTTATAGGGGTTCCATCCCTCTTTATTTATCGTCCTTGTCCACGATAACGCTTTTTAGCGTTATTTCGAGAAGTAGACGCATATTTTGTGTGCTGACCCGCTCCCTGACGTGTTTTTTTGGGTTTGCTCTCGACGTAAGAGCCACCGCTGAGGGATTTTGATCGTGTTGCCATAATTAAAGACCAATAAAAACGTTAGGACTAGCGCCTGTTACAACCGACAGGCACGGAAATGCAGTTGTACCATTACCATAAGGATCACCAAAGCGACCTGCATTTCTACCATTAATAAAAACAGTTTTACTCGTAGCAAATAACTTACGAGCATGACCTACAGGTGCTTCTCTACCACCCGTTATGCCCTGTGTACACCACCAAGCAGGTGTAGCTAGTGTAGTAAGACATTTGTATCCCACAGAAGTTGTTGTGAACTGTGTGGGTGTCGGGTGAGTAGTTAAGAGATCCTGATCAATAATCGGATACTTCTTGTTAATGAATACATTACGAATTGCCGTCAACGGCTCGAGCGGTAATTGAGCAAGAGGTGGCCAAATTGCTACAGCATTAGTTGCTGGCAAAGGAGATGGTTTAATGGTAGGACTGAGACTTGGATGAGGACAATTGGGTAATGTTCCTCCACCAAGTCCAGGATGGTGTGATGCTCCTGTACCAGTTCCATGACCACTGCAAGTGCCCATGTAAATTGCTGCCATTAGTCCAGCCATGCTTCAATCCGCGAAAGGGTTTCCGAATGCATCAGTTGCCAGTGTAACAGTATTTGCATCTCTGGTCAAGTCGTGGAAGATCTTCATTTTACCTGTAGCAGTCCATGATTTAGATCCAGGACCAAGCAGAGGGGACATTGAATATGAATATGTGTAGGTAGTAGTAATTGGATCACCAGTTACAGGATCAGTTTGTCCTGTATCAATCTCTTCAGAATAACCACTTGATATACCAGGTGGTGTACACCCAGTATAAGCACAACCCGTATTTACGGGGTTCATAGTCAATTTAACCGTAATACTAGTTTCCTTTGCAGGATCTGAACGATACTGACGCATCAAGTATTTAGTATAGGTAGATGCGGTCGGAAGGTTAGTAAAACTACCAACACATGTTTCTACTTTAGATTCTTGCTTACTGTCATACTCAGGATATACTTGCTGAGTTATGTCATCAATATTCTTTTCTCCCTGATCCTTGATACGTTTCTTATCATCTCTAATAATACCTTTCAAATCTTCATCATCAATAGGAACACCACTCAAATAATTAACATCATAAGTTGGTTCTACAATAGCTTTCAGTGGTTCTGTAGCATCTTTAGAAAATTTTGTCTGCGATAATTGCGTAATTCTCTTTCTGTCAGGATCAAATTTGATATCAATCTTTGGTTCTTGAGAAGTAAGAAGAGTTTCAGACGGAACATCAGCGTATACATCAGCAATTTGCTGAGATGTTGCGGTGGTATCTACACCGCTGTTACTAGGATTGGGAATAGATTCCAAAATACCTTGAAACTCTTCCACTAAGTCCACACGATGTCCATCATTTTTCTGCAATACCTCGTTAACTTCAAAGATATTATTGATAGAAAGAGTAGGTTTTGCGCTCTCAAGGTATCCAGAACCAGGTTTTTTGATAACAACATTAGTTAAGACGCCATCGGTAAACGTTCCTTCAACTTCTGCATCAGTTCCACCCTCAGGAGCAGGACTGATTTCCAAAATTGGCGCAACTTTTAAGTTTTTAAACCCCGATCCACCATTAGCTGCCAGTCCAACACGGATAACTGCGTCTGCAGGAGGGTTGTTTCCAGGGTATACCGCTCCAGGAATGGTTAATTCCTCACCAGTATTATATCCAGAACCAGGATTGGTCACTTGGATCTCTTGTATCTGCCCCTCTTCCGTGATTAGAGACACTTCAATACCACTTCCAGACCCACCAGTGAGTGCAAGATTGTCTACATCACTGTATCCATTGTTTCTTACAATAGTATTGAGGTCCAAACTAATCACTTGACCACCAAATTCTACGTTTGAGACCGCACCACCAGTCAAAGTAATAAATCCAACGGGTTGTTGTAACTGATTAAACGCATCTGGCGCGTTCTTATTTACATCTGCTGTGACAAATTGCAGAGATTTATCCAAAAACTCGTACAAACCTACTAACATTGCGCGGTCTTTGATGCCAAATCCCGCAACAGTAGTGATTACATGCGCTCTGTCGGATGTATATTGCGTATCTTTGGTAAAATCTGCGCCATTTCCATCAACATACACGATATGATACCCAAAATCATCGTCTGTATGAAATGTTCGCGTGATTGTATGACCATTAATAGTGTCATTTACGCGCAATTTATCAAATCCTTCACTACCTGTAAGGTTTTCAGTCTGTCCAACTGCGGTAACCTTTAGATCTAGTGTAAGGGTAGTCTGTGTATCGTCTGGATGAGTGTGCGTAAACGTCAAATTGAACGTATCATTAACAGCATACCCAGTTCCAAAGTTCAATACCTCAGTAAGTGTCCATCTAGTACCAGAATATACAGTGCTAGCACCGCTATCATCGTAGATAGGTTCAATTCTAAACTTTACAATGAAGTTACTTTTGGTCTGACCACTTGTGAAGTCGTAGATTTCAAAGTCGCTAACAAACTCTTCCCCTGTTTGCCAAGGATTTTGACTAGATTCATATGCAATACCATCAGTACCATCCCAGGCATCAGTAAATGCCCCGCTACCATGCCTAACAGAGAAATCAGTTACACTATTAGGTACTGTGGTAGAAAGGGCATTGTACTTAAATACAATCTTGTCTGAGTTAGTACCAATACCAAATAACGTGGGATGAGGGCAATCAGGATCGCCTGTAAGGTCCTGACTAGCCTCATATGATAATAAGGTCTCCTTTGGTGCTGCAGTGAAATTAGTACAAGGATGACAGATCTGACGACTGCCCCCGCTATCACCTGTTCTAGTCTCTGTTTCAATATGATAGCAAGGTGTTCCTACAATACCTGCATTGTTAGATGTATCATACAAATACCCAAACCAAGTATCAGAAAAGTTGAAATCAAATGATAACTCAGTAGGATAATAGTCGTGAAAGATTGTGGGGACCGCGCTGTCCGATCCACGGGTTGTTAAACAAGGATTGGTCTGAGATAACTTTCCACAATTCGCTGCTGCTGGACCACTACCAGACCCTGTGGATCCTCCCGTAGAGGGCACTGTGTACGAATCGATGTAAGGATACA